AGGTGTATTACCCCAGAATGTACCTGATGCTCTAGTTACACTACTAGGTCTAAAATTGATTCTAGTTGTGCCATCTGATATGTCGTAACCTTGACGATAAATGTTGGTATCTTTGACTGTTCTACCATCTAATTGTATTGATTCCAAATCGAAGCTATCTATTTCATGGGCTGCAATCGCATAAACAACATAAAGCTCTCTGTTGTTTTGGGTTTCCATGTAAACCACTGTTCCTGCAACTCGTCTTGTCCCATAGATAACTGGTATGCCACCACCTGTTCCATATTTTTGTAGTAATATGTCAGCACCAGTTCTTTTGGCTTTCATGGCTGCTTGATGTGCAGTGACACCCTGAGCCACGAATAAGACAGCCCGTACTACTGGGCTAGTTATAAAATTGTATATGGCTGTACCAATAGCAGCAAAAAAATTACCCATTATCTATTCCACCTCACTCCTTCTGATACCTCATGAGCAAATGCTAAACCAACATCTGTTGTTAAAGAGTTTCTATCTAAATAATCGTTCTGCGATGCTTGGGTATATCTACGACCTTTTTTTATTTCCCAATTTTTCCATTGCGAAGCCAATTCGATATTTATTTTAAAACCTTCTTTCGCTTCACTAATATCACAAGATGCGATTGTACCCTTGAAGTATTCATAAGCATCAATGATGTTTTCATTAGCATCTAAGAAAGCAACAAATACAGTGGCAGTCTTACTGATATAATCTTGTGCTTTAAAAACATCTCTAACAGTATCGGTAACATTATTAAGGGTTACACTTAGGTTGCTGTACTCAAGTGAACCAGTTTCTTCTACTTGTGATATATCTAAGAAGTTGCCACCAGCTTCGTAAGTGTTGGAAGCATAAACTAAATCTTTAACATGATTGGTGACTTTGATTGATGTTGATGTATCTAGTTTCAATAAATGAACAACCCTAATCCCTTCTTGGGTTATTTGTGTTTGTATGTTAGAACTTAATGTCCTTGCCATTACAACACCTCACGAACATCAAAACTTAATGTAAAGAAACCTGCTGCATCAGTGCTGTATAAAACATCGTCTTGCACTAAAACAACAGTAAATGATGGTTTATTAACTGTGACTGCTTCATTGTCTGCTAATGCTGCTTGTAAGGGTGGTTCGATAGATACAGTGGCTTGACCACTGGCATTAGAATTGGCATCGCCTGTAACCATGTAAACTTTGTCGTGACCACTAAACTTTATTAAGTCACCACCTTTGAGTACACCAGTAGTAGAGACTGAGAAACCATCCATAGCTATTGTATTATCACCGACAGCTTGTGCTCCATTAGTCAATATATCTGTTTCACCTTTATCAGCACCCAAGTTATCTAATGGATATTCAAAAGTAAAATCTTCAAAGCTACCTTTTTGTTTAACTAGGAAGGCATAGTATTCTTGAAAGTCTGATTGCTTCATAGGTGGCATTTGTACACTGAAGCTAAAATATTGGGCTGCAAACTGTTTAACTGATCTTTTGCCACTCAATGTATAGGCTGTGCTATTTGGTCTGTTAGAAACGAAATTAAACACTCTAGGTTTCTTAGTTGTTGGAAATGCACCTGACATTAGATTAAACCTACCTTACCTTTTTGATTCATGGCTTGTGAAATCATAGCTACGATCTGATTCTTTCTTGATGATAGCAATTCATCGAAGCCACTTGCATCGGTGGCTTGGATTGTGAAATTAACTGAAGGTGCTGACATTCCCATTTGATTATTAGGCACAATAGTACCAGAAGAATTAGGCACAAACATTTCTGCACCCTTCTCACCAACTATATATGGCTTACCTGCTGTAACATGACCACCCAAAGCCCTTTTACCAAATAAGCTGCTTAAGCCTGTTGAGAAGAAATCAAATGAACCTTCCAGTGATTTTCTTATCTGTATTCTTACTAAGTCTTGAATTATTGAATTAACTAAATCTTTAAAGCTAGATTTACCAGTCATTACAAAATTTACTAAGGCATCTTCCATACCTTTTATAGCTTTTACTGTGCTATTTTCAATTAAATCATTTACTTCTATAAATTGGGCTTTAAAGTTTTCTAATGGGCTACCAATGTCGGTAACATCTCTTTTTGGTGCTGTGAATAAAGCATTATAGGCATCCAATAAATTATTAGCTTCTTCTTCGCTTTTGCCCAACACATCAATGAAATATGTCTTTAGGTCATCTGCTAATTTTCTAACAGAATCACCAGCAGATTTATTTTGCATATCAAATAAGGCAACTCTATTTCCTGCTGTCTCTAATTTTGTTTCTGTAGCTGATATAAGTGCATTGAATGTTTCAGTTGATGTGCCTAAGAAATCCATACTTCTTCTGAATTTAAGAGTAGATAATTCAGTTTCTAAAAATGCAGTCTCTACACCTTGTGCAAAAGCCACCAACTCTCTTCTTATGTTATGAATTGCATCTAAAAAATCTGCGAAACCTCTAATGAAGCCATCTACCTTTTCTAGTACCACATCCCTAATACTCTCACCAAATTTCATTACACCATCTTCACCTGCTACAGTTGTTTTGGTTACTTCCTTAAATTGTTCAGCTAGATTCTGCAGAATTGGTAAAAAAGCAATAGATACTGCTGCTGTAGCTGTTTGTATCTGTCTAGTGATGAACGATAGGGTATCGTTAAACTTTTCAGATTGTCTTATACCTCTTTCACTTAAAATCAGTCCATAGGCTTTGGCTTTCTCTATATAGGAATCAAAAGCAGCACCACCATTGTCTAATACATCAACAACTTGTATGCCAGCCCTACCGAATAGATTTGCTGCGACAGTTGCTTTCTCTGATTGCGATTGTAGTCCTGCCATACCATCAGATACTTCTCTAAGCAATACATCCATAGATTTTGTATTACCATTGGTATCTTCTATTTCTACACCTAAATCTCTAAAAATATCGGCTTGGGTCTTTAATCCTCTTTGTGCATCACCTACTGACCTTGTGAATTTCTCTAATGATTTATTAGCTATTTCTACTGAAGAACCTGATTCTACTGCTGCAATTTGAAATGCTTGAACAGTGTCAGTTGCTATGCCTGTTCTAGTTGATACTTTGCCTATGGCATCAGCAAAATCAAATGATTTTTTTGCAACCAAAGCTACAGCACCAGCAGCAGCAGTAGCAGCAAGACCAACCTTAGTTACAGTGGCAGCAGCCCCAAGACCAAATTTACTAACTCCAGCCAAGCTTTTTTTCATACCATTAAAAACTGCCTTAGTTTTATCTATAGCAGTTAGTTCAATTTTGTACTTCTGGTTAGCCATTCTTAGTTCGTTCTTGTTTTATTTTAAAGTAAGCTAGCCATAATTGGTATTCTTCTGTTGTCATTTGCTGAATCTCATCTACAGATTTGCCTAAAAGCTCAGCTAATTGAAATTGATTGTATAGATAAAAATTATCTTCTAATTTTTTTTTACGACTTCTTCTGGCTGTTCAGCCATGATTTCATTGGACACTCTAATAAGCACATTTCGATCTACTTTGTTAAGTAATGTGTTCTTATCTTCTAGGTTGAATATCTTATCGCCATTGGCATCTAAGGCTTTATAGATTAGGACATAAGCCAACATAGCCATATCATCTTCTTTAGCCATACGATATAGCTTAGATGTTTCTTGTAGTGTCAGTGGCTTGGCATAGATTTCTAAAGGATTACCATCATCATCACCCCATTCAGGTACACTGATTTTCTTGATGTCAAGACTGTCGAAATGAGCTTTAGCTCTCTCTATTGCTTTCATCTATTAAGAAGCTGTCCCTATAGTCAATGCACCAGTACCTTGTACTGAAAAACTTATTTCAACTAAACCATCGTAAGACTGACTTCTGGATATCCCTGTAATGATACCTGAACCTGATAATTGATAATCACCAGTTGTGTCGCCTTCTGGCTGGAATAGGAAAGATAGAGAACTACCGATAGTCATAGCTGTTTGGGCTGTATCGGTATCATCAAATAAAGCATCAACAGATGCTGTAAATGAAGTTAAGCTATCCTTATAAGTTCTAGCAGAATCACCCATTGAAGTATCTTCAATAGTATCTGCTGTTTGCTCGACTGAGAAACTTCTAATTTCACCGATGGCATTTTCAGAGCCTGAAGCTCCTGCTTTTACTACACCATCTGAACCTTTAAATGTTGCCATAATTATAAACTTCCTTCGTTATGATGATAAACAACTTGAAAGTCCATTACAACTCTTGCAAGTGGGTTATCACCTTCACTTTCATATTCTACAAGAGTTTCATTCAGAAATGTATCTTTTGCTAGATTATTTAACAATCTATTGCCATATAGGGCTTCTTCAACCTCTTGGCAGATATCATCAATCTTATCATCGTAGTTAGTATTTTGTTTGACATAGCCTTCGACATGAAGGGTAATATTCTTCTCAACTGTTCTAGCTGGATTCATAACGATAGGTTCTGATTCCAAATCCCTAGTGTAAAGTAATAAGGCTGGTAGCTTGATCTGTTCTAAGTTGTGTACCCTAGATGCAAAGATATTAGAGCCAGTAGTAGTCAAGCCAGTTAATGTAGTAGTGGCTGCTTCTTTAATTAGCTGTTCTATGGATTTAGCGACACCTGCGACTGCAACATCTTCGGTGGCGAAGGGCAGTTCAGCAAAGGCAGCTAATCCAAATTGCATTTAGTTTCCTTGTAGTTGAGCTTCAAGTGCTTCAACTTTAGCTGATAGTTCTTGTACTGCTTTCACCAATAATGGTACAAGTTTTGATTGGTCAATGCCTTGATAGATTGGATTATCTTCATCATCAACTGCATCTTTTTCACCTGAAATAGCTTCTGGCACTATGTCTTGTACTTCATGGGCTAAGAAACCATCAACTGTTACATCAGCATCAGCAATAAAATTAAATCTTTTTGGTTGTAATTGATTAACTCTATCTAAAGCACCTTCCATATCAACTACATTTTCTTTTAATCGGTAATCTGATGATGTGTTGTATGAAGTATTAGAGCCACTGGTAAAAATACTTCCTACTGCACCATTACCATTTTGAAAAACTATATGTCCTTCACTTCCTGTTCCTGTGCTTCTTGATTCAAGTGTATAGCTATCTCTAAATAAAGTTAATATTGCACCATAACTACCTGCTGTGCCTCCTATATAAGCACGCCCACTACTATCAATCCTCATGCGTTCTGTTGCGCCATTGGTTTGGAAAATTAAATTGCCACTTTGTGACCTTAAAGCTACATCATTTACACTAGATGTGCCGATATTTGAACCACATCCCAAAAAGGCTTTGGCTGCATTGTTTTGTGATATGGCTAGATAACCACCATTTGCAGAATCTGTTTCTATTTCTAAAGGACAAGCACCACTTGTTTCAACAAACATTTTAGCTGATTGTGTGCCTGTTCCTGTTGTACCGATACTTACTTCACCTGTGTATTTGATATTTAAGTGTCTTGTATCAGCAGCATTTGATACATACCATGTGCTGTTGCTATCTACTCCTAAATTGAAGTCATAAGCACCACCAGACCTTGCCATATTAATAATATCGCCATTTGTTCCTGTTGGTAAAGTAATAGCTAATTGGGTAGAAGGTGAAGTTGTACCAATACCAAATAATCCTGTTTGTGTTATTCTTGCTCTCTCTAAATTATTTGTAGCAAATCTTAAATAACCATTGGCTGCGTTCCACATTTCAGCATCATCTGTAGCTGAGGTTGAGTTGTAACCCAAGTAAAGGTTTTTTGTGCCATGTGTAAAGTGAATCCCTGCTGCTTGTCCACTAGCATCTGAATCAATAGATAAAATGTAGTTGTTGCTGATTGATGGGGTGTTACCCATAGCGTGTCTGCC